GGTGAATCACCCTTCGTATTAGTACGGAGAGATGATACTGACTGTGCCAGATCAGAGATCGCCTGTTTAATAGCAGACGGAGCCAAGATCAAGTCAGGATTACCACCAGCATCATAAGCGTCTTTGATGACGTTCTTGATACCAGCTTCCGTAATGGAAGCAGTAGCGGTAGCTTCTGTCATTGCAGTCGTACCCGTTGCACCAGCAGCCGGAGAACCGGATGTTGGATTCATGGATACATAGTTGGTAGCAAGCCAAGCAGGTACACCAGCCGTTGCTCTCGCTGTGGTTGAGTTACCGGCAGCACGGACGATATTTTCAAGCAACATACCTTCCATGTCGCGCTTCATGCGCTTGCCATTTTTAGCCAATTGATAGGCTTGATGTTTGCCGTGTCCGGCATAATTAACCGCATCGTCAGTTCCAGATGTCTGAGTTACATACTGTGAAATCTGGGCGTAATTTCCAAGTCGCGTTGGGAGTACCCGTGCGGTAGCAGCAATGCTGTCATCGCCTTCAATTTTACGGTTAGTTGCACCAGCCGTGATTGAGTCAGTCTGCCATTCAAAGAAAGTATTATCTACAGTCTGTTTAGAGCAACCCGACATAAAGGGGGTATCCATAGGAGCGATGTTGTAAATTACATCTGACAATTGTTCGCGGATCGCTACTGACGAGTAAGTCAGTGACGTATTTGTAGCAATTGCCATTTATTATTCTCCTTATTAGGAATTAAATAAATCTTCCAAAATAGAGGCCGCATCATCTACATGGCCTGAACTTTGAAGACGCTTCATTTTAGCAGCACGTTTACTTTTACTGGAGTCTTTCTTATTGCTTCCCGTTCCAGACCTGACAACTTTTGGCTTATTTTTTAACTTCTTAGATTTTACATCGGCCTTTTGTAAGTTATCATATTTCTGGGCTTTGAGAAGCATAATCAAAGACCTATGATCGGCTAGAGATGAGACCTCTTCTGCGGTATACCCGTTAGATATGGCATATTCTTTTAAACTAGAAGCCATCTTCTTTTGTTTTTCAGGTACACCCCAATCAGGAACTATGGACGCCATTTTCTGGTGTTCTTGTACCAGGGATTGTTTCATACTCTCCTGGTGTTCAGCATATTGCTGATTCATAACTTCCTGCTGTTGAGACTGATAATCTCTTAACCTATCTTGTGACTCTCTAAACTCTTCCTTTTTTGTAATAAATGCTACAGGGTCTTCTTCTCTGAGTTTATTCCAATCTACATTAGCAAGTTGGTCTAACCCCATTACTGATCCATCTATTACATTTTGCAGAGCGTCTACATACTGCTGTCGTTCTGCCTGTATCTGTTGGTACTCTTGAGCCATTGCTTGTTGCATTGACTGAAATTCCCTTCTGTTATCAGACAGTTCTTGAGTTTTTCTCGTATAATCTGACTGGCGACTATAGCCTTTCAGAAGTTCGTCAAAGGTCACCTGTTGTTCTTCACCATTTACGGTTACAGAATATACTTCAGGCTCTTCTTCTACTTCATCGTCAGACTCCTCAGACTCTTCCTCATCCTCTTCGGTTTCGGCTTCCTCTTCGGACTCCTCCTCTAATGATTCGTCTTGAGTTTCCTCGGTGGACTCTTCCTCTTCAGTGGGTTTGGCTTCCTCTTCTTTTGGTTTTTCCTCTCCAGGTTCCAGCAGACTGAGTAATGCCTCATGTGCTTCTTCTATACTTCCTTCTTGTGGCTGTGTAGCCGGGTGCGGGGCTTGTTGCGTATCCGCCATTTTTATTTCTCCTTCAGATGAATGGGTGTTGCTTTGAAAGAATCTTGTTCATGTGTCCGGTTTCAACTATGGACTTTATATGACCATAAACTCTATCAAGCAATCTCATCGCAAGCCAGATTGATTCTCTGGCTTCCAATTCTCCTGAATCGCTATTTTCCCAACGATTCATCAAATCTTTTTTCAGTACATCAAATGCTTCATTGAACACGGGATTATTCAAGAGGTCTCGTGCTTGCCTCTCTACTAATTCATCTACCATTTATCCTATTCCTACTGGCCTCTCCTGTTCTGCCTCTAATTTCAATTCAGCAGTCTTCAAGGCAGTATCTACCTGGAGTTCTGCGGCATCCAACTGAAGCTTCTGTTGTTTAATTTGTATTTCAGCGGCTTTTATATCTAGCTCGCCTTTCTTAATCTGTAGCTCGGTCTGGGCCATCTGCTCTTCAGGAGATGGGCCTTTAGGCGGAATCTGTGATGGGTCGGTCAAGAAATCATTAACATTCTGGAAGCCCATTGCCTTTACAAGAGCCGCACCCAGGTTGTACATATTCTGCTCATTAACAATTCTTAAACCGCCCTGCATCGCCTGTCCTGCAAAACTAAGCATCTGAGACAAGTGTGCCATTTGCTGATCCTTGCTTCCGCTTCCTAAAGCAACAGAAACCGTACAATCATATTTACCCTTCCATACATCGGGCCTTACAGGAACCCACTCATTTCTAAGCCTGACCATACGTTCCTTGTCCTGGTTTTTATACAAGAGTTCATATATGGTAATCATCAGGTCTTTTACGCCAGTTTCTGCAAAATTCCTGGCAATGAGTTCTACTCTGCTTTGTGCGGCTGTCATTACCTGATTAACCGCTGTTGCCGTTGTATGTGAAGTTAGAGCATTTTCATTCATGCCTTGGGAGTATTTTGTAACACCAGCCCTTGATTCCCTGACGCCATCTATATATTTAAGCATCTCAAAAGAATACGGTTCTAATGCTGGAGTATCTAGCCGTGTAACTGCTCCCGGCGCTTTTACCCTAACTATACCGCCCGGTCTTTGTGTAAGTAAATCATCTAAATTTGCCATCCCCTCCATTACCGCATATCTACCGAAATTCTGGTTATACATATTATCCATCAGGTTTCGCGTTAATGTAGATTTCATTAACTGCAAATCCATAACCAGATCAGCTATAGATAATCCAAAAAACTTATGTGGAATTTTTATCGGGGTAATAGAAACAAAAGGGATTGAATCTATTTCTGAATTCTGTAAAACATAATTACCAACTGTGCATACTTTCCTGAGTTCAGCAATTCCATCATTATTATAATCTGTTTTAAGGAAAGACTCATACAACCAATATTCCCGTAACGCTTCCTCTGTTTGTGATTCCCCAAGATTAAAATTGCTACTGTCATCAAAGTCAAATCTTGACTGATTTTCGCCGGAAAGTGACAACTCATCATCTTCGCCAGCACTAAGGTCTTCAGGTTCAAGTTTTTCATCGGGGTACATTTCTCTTAACTGAGATAAAGTCTTCTGTACCCTATGACAAACAAACCTGGCTTCTGGAATAGTTTTGGCTTCCCGGCTTATTAAAAATTCAGACGGCGGAACATTCTCTATCTTTATCCTTCCGTCATAATCCTTTCTCTTTATAACCACATCATGGTAGACGACCTCTTCATCCATGTACTCGCTATGTTCTAAGACTTCAACATCATCATCCATTAACAATGCCTGAAGTTCTATTTCTCCCAGATTGTGGTATTCTTCCCTTTCTTCTTCGCTATACTCTTCCCACCAAACCTTTACTATTCCGTTTTTAGAAAGTAACGCATCAGTAAACCAGGAGTAAAGAATTTCCCAACCCGGATTATCTTTGGTAAATACATAATTTACATAATCCGTAGCCTGTATAGCCATAGCAACATCTTCTGGCCCATGAGGGTTAAATTTTACCATCTCATCCCCGGAGGCAAAAACTCTCATCAAGGAGGGCTTAATCCACTCTATGGTATCCTGTACTGTAGAGTCAACAAACTGACTACGGCCTTCCACTTCATTTCCAAAGGGTTGACCATAGTAATACTCCATAGCCTGTTCACGCTGTCGTGAAATAGTATCACCATATCCTAGAGAGTCTGTAATCTCTGTCTTTATTCTGGATACTAATTCTTCTTCTGTGATTTTTTCAGCCATCAAATAATTCCATAGTTCTTGTATTTAATATCACCAGTCCATGTTTCGTCTTCATGGGAAACTGAAAACCGGGTTGACATAACCGCATATCTGGTTGCTGACATTAAATCATCAAACAGGGGAACTATCTTCCCTTCTTTACGGTGATACATCCTGAATTCTTCCCACCAATCATTTAGGGTAGAAAATACATGGAACTTTCCATTCTCCATTCTCTGGAGTAAATCCATGATTCCAACCTCTATAGAGTTCCCACCTTTCTTCTCCCCTATAGCTGGGGGATTTTCAAAATGAAATGGGAGCATATTACAACCTAGATTTCTATATTGCTCCGCCAATCCAGGGTTTCCCATTGCATCCTTGCGATGCCCGTCATGCGGCCACACTATCGGAATAAACCCCGGCCTATTCCTGATTGCGGCGGCATGAACAGAAGGTGCAGCTTTGGATTGGCGGTAGCAATCATAGATGTAAATTTCATCTTCTTCCCTATCCCATGCTACCCATACAATAGCTGTAGGGTGATCAAAACCAAAGTCTATACCGCATATTCTTGGCCAATGTTTTGGAAGGGTGAATGGGTCTACCATCAGCTTCTCTTCCATTATTGGGAAAACCAATCCTGAACCAATTGAGGGTCTACCGTACCTTCTCATCTCCCTCTCATGGGGAGAATAAGAGGCAAGAATCTGTTCCATTACGGCCTCATTTAAATGACCGTTCTGATTATTTACTACACTCCTGATTTTCTCTGAAGCATCATCCCACGTTGCATTGTTTAAACTCCTGTTCGGGAGTGAAGGTCATATAAACCATCCCCCTCCTGTCAAGGGTTCTGGTTACTGCCTGGGAGTAAATATCTCTTGAAGGTTCCTCATCCAGCCATATACAATCAACTGACCTACCCTGCCATTTCTCCACACCCATCTCATAAGCTTTAAAGAACAAAGAAGAGTTGCCGCCGGTAACGTGCTTTATGAGGGCAACACTCTTAGCATTGGGAACACCGGGCTTCCTCTCCGTTTTAACAATACAACTCTTAGGGATGGTTCCAGAACCGAACGCTTCCGGGTCATCAGGTGAGCCTAAAAGTTCATATTGGACAATATCTCTAGTGGTCTCGTTAGAAACACCCCCCGCCCATGCAATTATGGGTTGACGAAATCTCCGCCCATTCCACCACTTTGGATACAAGCCAGTCAAATGAATGGCTAATTCCGCCGAACCACAGTAACTTTTTCCAATTCTGTTGGCCGCCATGAGTAGACGTTGGTTGGCGCTTGCCCCTGTAGCGTGAAACGCCTCCTGATAAGGATAGGGGTCATAATAATCTATTTTGTTGAATCTTTCCCGCTTTCGGATTTCTCTAGCGATTTCTACTGCTTGTGCGAGTTCTGCCTTTGTAGCCGCTTGCGTGAATGGCTTTGGCTTGACGCTCTGCACCCTTTCTAGTTGCATAGCATTTTCCTGATTCCCCGTATTTCCATCCTTTCTTTCCGCCTTTTAGTGTACAGCGTTGTATAGGCATCATTACCCTCTTTATTAAAAGATTGTACTTTGATTAGTTTTATCTTCTTGATATTTTCCCCGCATCATTACATTAAATGAAATACTGAATCTGTCTTCTTTAGAGGGGTTTGAAGGAATATCATGCTCCAGCCATGATGGAAAAATAATCAAATGATCCTTTTTGGTTGGCATCCTGGACATTCCAGAATTATATCTATTGTTCTTAGAAACTGTTGGAGCAAAATCACTATACAAAGGCCGATAAAAGTTAATAGGCGGGAATTCTTTATTTTCGTCAGGATAAAAAACACCGCTAAACAGATTATTGTGGTGTGTATGCCTTCTAAAATGCGCTGAATAAGGTTGCCTATTTCCCCACATAGAGGTTATTTCCGCTGAATAACCACCATCAAACTCCATAATGTTCTCAGAAATACCAGAAACCAGCTTCTTTATAACCCTGCAAAACCCATCAAACTCTTCCTTGGTGTGGAGATTAGGATTTGTTTGTTCTATATCCCACGGCTTTACTTCTTCTTTCCTGTTCTCAGCTAACTCCCTTTCTAGCAAATCTTTAATTTTGAGTTTATCTGTAATCCCTTTTAAATGAGTAACAAATATTGGAACTGAAAATATATTATGAACTTGCGGAACTATCTTGCCATTATGGGTAGTGTTCATTTACAGACACTGAATGTCTAAAGCCATACTTACCCACTGCTAAATTAGTAGAATAAGAACAACTTGCTAACAAAAGGGTTAAAGCAATAACAACTACTTTCATCTAGTTAAGTCTCTCCGGTATTCCTAATGGGTCAGATGTTCCAATAAGACCCTCTAATTCCCTTTTGAGTTCATCAACGGATGAAGCTTCAACATGGGAAATCTGTTGTTCTACCTTGTCGGTTGGTTTTAACCCAGCCCGGTCAAGGATGTCTTTAATAGCCCCCAATTTAACAGACTCACTGTCTGCCTGTTCAGAGAGATTCTTTAATTGCGCTAACGCGCCGGGTACGCAGTCTTGTATCATCTGCTTGCTTTTATCTTTAATCTCTTCTGAAAACTGGTGTTTAAGGACATAGCCTTTTTGTTTGGCCGCTTTCTGTGAATAGCCAGCCATTTCGGCTGCTTTCGCGGCGTTACCAGTCAGACAGTAAGCCTCTATGAAGGCTTCTTGTTTTTCGGTTCTCATTAATACCCCAACAGTTCCCGATAAAATGGAGACCAAGGATACCCTCTCTGTGCCCACATTCTTTGCGAGGTTCCGCGGTGTCCAGGCTGCTCCATATGCCTCTGCTGTGCTAACGCCCTACCCGAAGACACACCGCCTACATTCCTTTGCATCCCTGGATATAAAACAGTATTGGGCCGGGGGCTAGTCATTGGGTCAAATTGTAGCCTTCTGTGTGCGCCTTGACGAGTGGGGACAAATCTTCCACCCCCCATAGGAACCTGTACCTGAGTTGGCACTCTAGGCCATCTTGGAGGCATATCTGTTACCCCAGTTCCTACTGATGGAGTAGTCAGTGGCATCGCCTGTCTAATATTCCGGTTGGGGAAATGCTGTATAGACGGTGGTAATAGATCTCTAGGAACCATATTTCTTGGCGCTCTTCCAGTTCCCATATCTTCTTGATATGACCTAGAAAATCTAGGCGGCATAGAATAATTATATTCTACCGGTGGGAAATCATACAAAGTTCCCGCTCCCCTCGGAGATATTTGCGGGCGTCTTGCTCTTGGATCACCAGGATATGCGCCAATAGTCCTTGGCCGTTGTGGCGCGCGACCTCTAGGATCACCCGGATAACCTCCCGGTGGGAGTGGAACCGCTCTAGGAATTGGTCTGGGTGCTCCGCCTAATACATTACCCATAGTTGTTGGTAAAGGGGGTCTTCCCGGTGGCGCACCACCGACTTGCGCTCCAGTGCCATACATACCAGCCTGACGGTTGGCTAACATACGCTTCCAGTCCTCAGACATATATCTTTGGCCTTGCTTTAACCACGGCATCTCTTCTCTTATTCCACGCCTGTATTCAGCACCTGCGGGAGTAAAGGCTCTCCAACCACCAGCCCCTGCTTCCCTGGCCATTCTCTGAGCGCCAGGATAACGCTGTTCATGCTGTCTGGTTGTGAAGTCCATAAAGGACTCCCCCTTCTTTCTCAAGCCTGGCGTATAGTCTTTTGCGGTAAAACCTTGTGCGGTTTTCTTTTTCTTTTTTTCTGCCATGATTACGGCCTCCACTCCTCAAATTCTTCCTCTTCACCAGGGTAAGGAATTCTCTTTCCGTATTTCCTAGTCCTGGTTCCTGGGTTAATTAAAGGAAAATCAACCCCCATTTTAAATAATACATCCTTAAACTTATCTCCAAATGTATCCCAATCTATTTCTTCAAGCAAACCCCTAACCTTCTGTGATGGCCCACTTTCAACCACATTACGCAAAGCATCACCAATCATACCCCTTAAATCAAAGGGTTCTTCTTGGTAATTTCTCCCCGCCTCTAAATCTCTTTTAATCTGCTGTTCACCGGCGGGATCAACATCCTGTTGTATAGTAGACCTTGGTTCCAACATCTGCCTACGCTGCTGGACAAACTCTATAGGAACCCCGTATATTTCAGCGATTCTCTCATCAGGCCATATAAAAGCCCCCCGAAGAATAAACTCGTCTATTCCCTTTCCCTGTGTTGGGGTTAAATCATAATCTGCCATAAGACGCCCTGTATGGGGTTTTAACGCTTTAGCGTTGCCCGGTTAGTGGTTGGGTTGTATTGATAGTCTGTGAAGCTTCTCCTGCCTCTCACCCTGTCTATTGCCCTTTGCTCTGGAGTCATTATCTCACGTACCTTCCCCTTAAGAGTCAAACCATTATCATCTAATATCCCATTTTTTTTAAGGATATTAATAGCATATCTCCCAGCATGATTCTCTGGGGTGCCTTGATCTATTAATTGGTTTTTGAGCCTTTCTACAATATCAAAATACATTACTTTTTCTTTCGCGGTCTTCCGCGTTTCTTTCCGTAAGTTCCCGGTCCTTTCGGCATATTAGATTCTCCTTATATTAGATAAAAATACCCT